GTGCGTCATTTGACGGACATCCTTTCATATAGGTTTGATTCACTTAATATGATACCTGATGTCACGCCGAATGGCGTTTTTGCATTTACCACCAATTAGGTGGCTAACTTCATTCTATAATCCACCACTTGTTTTTGATTTATCTAAAGATGAAAAAGAAGCAAGAATTTTTAGTGAGAAAGAATTAAATCAAATTAAGGGACGTGAGCCGTCTCTTGCACCTGCAATTGATTCAATGAAGGAAGAGGTCAAAGACGATGAAGATTAAGGCAATTATGATAATGACACCCAAACTGCGTAAAGATCTTAATGCAGCTTTCCTTGGGTGCAAGCGAATTAATCCGATCAAACGAACTCGTAAGCGACAGATTGCTAAGGCTAAGCATATGATGGCTTGGCACGATCATACCAGTTACGAATGGTCACAATGGTGGCACAGCAAAGCTAGAAAGCCTAAGAGGTGGAAGAATGATGAACGAAGAAAAGAAAGCATTAGGTGAATATCTTTATGAAAGCTTAGAAAATGATGCTTATCTGAAAAAGCTAGAAACAATTCTTACTGAGCAATTCGGCCGTAAACAAGCGGATCAACCTTACTGGATTAGCAATAAACAACTCCATGATTTACTACGGTTTGCTGATCTACTGTCGAAGTCGTTTAACAAAGCGGGGAGCTTAGAGCAAAAACTTAGAGCGATGGCAATCATGGATAAGCTTAAATTCTTATATCCAGAACACAAAGCTGTTGAATTTTTCAAGCGTTCTGTGGAAGCCCAATATAACGGGAAACCATTCATTACAGAATTAGAATTGGCTAAATTTAATCGTGAGAGTGAACATGAGGGGGAAGAATGATGGCATTGAGCTATGAAGATACACATTGCAAAAGATGTGGAAAAGAGTGTGCTGCTTGGATAAACGGTGGCCTATGTTATGACTGGGAAACTCACAGGATGGAGGACGACTAATGCTAACAACACAAGCAAGATTAGCAATGCGCAATAATCAATCTGTTAGGCTAGTCGGTGACCTGTACCACATTATCGATATTAAGCGTGTAAATGGAACTAGTCGCATGATTGCAACTATTAAGAAAATAGGATTAGCTGAATGGAAGTACAAGCCTATCGAAGTTGATATTGAATGTCTAGAACGAGCCTAAGGAGAGAATGTGTTAATGGCAAAATCAAAGAGTAAAAGTAAAAACCGCCGACGCAAAAAACGTCAACGGCGAGAAGAAAACAAATTAAAACGGGAGGAAAAGAATGATTAAGGATTTATTGAAATACATTCCTCTGGTATGTTTTACAGCAATTATTATCACAGAAATTTTATGTGGCTTTGATAAGCACATGATTGGATATGCAGTCTTTGGATTGTTTGTCTTACTAATGTTTGGAGCTGTTTAGTATGAATAACGAAAGCGGAGGAAACTAAAGAATGACGAATAAAAAGATTATTGCCTTGTACAAGGGCGAAGAATTCATTGACGCTGGCACGTATAAAGAAGTTTCCGCCAATCAGCATATGAGCGTACGATACTTACGTTCAATCAAATCCAAGACGCCAAAACGATTGGCACATTACGAAAACGAGCATTATAGAAACGGAATGTTGATAATAAGCTTGTAAAAAGCGTTAAATTGCGTGCAATTGCATTAAAAAAGACGCTCTACTGTGAGAGCGCCCTTGAGATATAAAAAATAGCAAATCTATTATATCACAAGGGGAGCGAAATATCGTGGGGCTATTTCCAGAATTCAATGAGAAGAAAACCATTAAAAACGTCCGTAATTTTTTCAATAATGATAAGAAGTATCAAAGAATTTGTCGGAATGCTTGGATGGACGGGATTAAAGCACAAGTAAATGATGTGACAGGTATTCACGGCTCACGTAAAGGCAATGGATCAGAAAAGATGATGATTTACTACGCTGAATGTGCAAGAGCAAAGAGAGCCGTTGAGAAGGCAATTAACGCTTGCAGCGTAGAAAGCCAAGATATACTCAACTGGCACTATGTTAAGCAGCTGACAGTCGTAGAAACGAAATTGCACATTAATCACCATTTAGGACATTCAACCTTCAATGATGCTGATGAAGTGGCTTGCTTAGAGTTTGCCGAAGCTTGTGATCGTATCTCAATGCAAATGAATTGTAACCTCGAAATTCTCCCCTTATTTCTCAACTTTGATGGCGATGACGAAAAAGCGGGAACAAATCAGGAACAAAACGGGAATAAAACAGGAACAAAATAGGAACTTTTCGGGAACAAAACGGGAAGTTCAAGGGGATATTATTGTATTGTCGAAAAAATAACGACACCCCCACGGAAAATAAATTGTTCGGTACGTATACTCACAGATGTGTACCGCAACTTGGCTTGTTAAAAGTCGTGTGGATCGGGTAAAGCCGACTGATGGATGCAAGCTCCATAATCAACGTAGGGAAGTTGCTTATGGAAACAGCAATATTCCCAGTAAATCATGATTTATGTTTAAGACTGGCACTTGCCTTCTATATATCAAAATAACGATTTACAAGATGGAGTGTTCATGCGACGTTAAAATGCAATAATTTTCTCAATACCATTTAAGTGTCAGTCTTTTACGCTGAGGTCCAAGATGGGCACACAACCGATCTCGTGTGGCAAAAACGTGGTTTGAATCCACCTCTCAGCTTTATCACGGCCTATTAATTTATAAGGAGATGAAATTTTCCTTCCTAACTTAACTTTTTTGTCCAAGCCGTGATGTGATACAGAGATGCAAAAAAGTAACAAAATTCAAAAACAATTAGTGGATGCAAGCATTTCTGTATTATGCTGATGTCGCTTAATGGTAAAGCACCACAGTTGTTTCCGTTTCAACATGGAGAAGGCGGTTCGATTCCGTCCGTCAGCATTGTCCGCAATGACGTTAAACTATTTATTTTCACCTTAGGCTAGTCTTGATGGCTGGCCTTTTTCAATCTGAAAGATTTTATTATGTCAATATATTGACATTCTAGAGGAAAAATGCGTTATAGAATTATTGCTATATTTGGTGGTATTCTTTCTATATAAAATAAAGGAGGGAGCATTATGTACGATGTTTTTAAGGTAGTTAACTGGTTACGAGTTAGAAACAACGCTGATATGCGTCAGAACCCCAATATAGAAGAATTATCGCAAATGAAAGTAATGAAGCTTTTGTATTATATTCAGGCTGCTAGTTTATCTATTAGTGGGAAACGAATGTTTGATAATGATATTGTCGCTTGGAAGTATGGACCAGTTGTTGAAGCTGTTCATAGAAAATATAGCGGTTGCAGAGGAATTGTTAATAGTAATTATCCAATAACACCTCAAGATCTGGAAGATTATAAAGAACTTCAAGCTGACGAACAAGCTTCAAGTATCCTAAATAGCATTTATGATGTTTATGGTTACAGTTCGGCATATGATTTAATGAGGCAAACACATAGCGAGAAACCATGGCAGCAAACGCCTCATAATAGAGTAATTAAGGATAAGTATATTAAAGATTTTTATAGCGGAGTATTTATTTCCGATGAAAATTAATAATAGTTATTCAGGACCTAAATTTAGTAAAACTGTAAAAATAAAGCATCATATTGATCGCTTTGCTTTCAATTTTTCCTTTCTTACGAAAGATTCAAAATATAATCTTGATAGTAGAAGTAAGACTATTAACAAGAAAGTTCGTCTTAAATTATTGGATCGCATAACTCAGTTATCTCAAGACGATAGAGTTGTGATTTTAAATCGTGATAAGCGTGAAGGATTGGAAAAAATGCCCGAAAATAAGGTGAGGTTAAGTATTCATCCGGATTTCAAAAAGAGTAAACGTTATGATGAATGTGATGATGATTTTTGGGTATTTCGATTAGGTGATCTTGGTAGAGCAATCGGTAAGATTAATGAAAATATATTTTATATCATGAGTATTGATGCTTCATTCGATCAATATAATCATGGTTCATAAAAAGAGTCAGCTTAACGGCTGGCTTTTTTATTTGGAGGATTAAAATGTTTCAGACTAAACGGTTTGGCTTGGTCGCTAGCAGGCAGGAATATCAAATGCTGTGTAGAGCCGAACGACACATGAATAAAATACATAATAAAAAGCCGACAAATCAACGCTTGTCGGCTTTTAAAGTACACAAAAATAAATAAGAATATTTCTCAATTCACTTGATATTGTACATATATAGGTGTATTATAATAAGTGAAGGGAGGGATGATGATGAGAACAGATAGACGTAAGAGATTACAAAAAGAACGCCGAGAAGATATTAAATTTTATCTCAGCATTGCAAGCTTTATAATATCAATCTTGACGTTCTTATTTAAGTAATCTGACACCAGCAAGGGTTCTAATAAAACCCTTGTTTAGGTGTATGTAAATTATACCATGTTCTAATCATGCTTGTTATGAAAAGAGAAACAAAAGATAATATCTCAATCGTTCTATCAGTACTTGCTATCCTAATTTGTATTGCTACTTGGTTAGTAAAGTAGGTGATACAGATGGCAGAATTAAGTGAGGCACGGCGCAAAGCTAACAAGAAGTGGAACGAGAAGAATAAAGATAAACAGCGTGTCTATCTTTATCGCTCACATGCTAAGAAGTTTGTAAGAGAGATTGCTAATGAGGACGACCTCAAAGAGTTACGTAAAATGATTAATGAGAGGTTGAGTAATGCATAGAAAATCATTTAAGAATGTAAAAGATCATTCGTTGATCATTGATGATGGTTGGTTTAATGCAATGTATAAAGATAAGATTGACGATCATCTGGGAATGGAGGCTGAGATCAGCTTCTTAAAGCAACCAGATAGTATTGATATTTTATTAACCAATCTTTATTACCCTAATATGCGCCAAGGAACGCGGGAACAAGATGATCAACAGACGGTGTTCAAATTATCTAAAGAAAATGCAATAAAGCTACGAGATTACTTAAATAAAGTTTTATAGGCGAGGGAAGTAGTTTATAAAGGAAAACGTGCCAACATGGCAAGATCCTGGTGCAACTCTGGGCGCCCTCATTACTAGCATCTGCAATTTGCAGATGCTTTTTTGTACTCAAATAAAAAAAGCTAATCGCAAATAGCGGTTAGCCAGCAAACTCGTTTTTCCGGATCGCAAAGGGACGAGAGGTAGCAGCTCTTGCCCTTTTGCATATACAGTATACCATATTAATGTTAGAAGGTCGATGTTATGGTTAGTGAAGCGCAACAAAGAGCAAAGAAGAAATGGGACGATAAGAACAAGGATAAGAATCGGATATATCGTTACCGTTCATATGCTCGTAAGTTTATCCGTGATTTAGCTACTGATGACGACTTGAAAGAATTAGACAAATTAATACATAAAAGATTAAATGATTAAGGCGATAGCAAATGGCTACCGTCTTTTATTTTGCCTTAAATACATAAGCATCCCCATAAAACTCTTTGGGGTCGGCTAGGCAACAAAAAATGGGAATCACCTCCCAAGTAAATTGTGAGGAGGTGATTCCCATGAATTCATTAAACTTTACTTTATTAATCTTATTACTTATTTTGATTGAGGTCAAGAAGTAAGCCGACCCCAAGGAGGCTCTTGCCTCTTGCGAGTCAAGCGCCTTTACTGCAACAAAGATCTTTACGGCCATACATATATTAGAAAGGGGATGAGCATATTGAAACCAACCAAGCTAACCTTTATCAATGGGAAGCCAACACTGGTATCCTATGACAAGATAGTTCGCAAGGATAATGACAAAGCATATAACTTCCATCGTAATGTTGAAGAGAATGATTACGTTAAGTTCTATCACTCAACAGAATGGAAGCATAAGCGACAAGAGATACTTGAACGTGATTATGGATTGTGTCAGCGTTGTGGAATGGATGCAGAACTGGTCGACCATATCATCCCCAGTAAGGATGATTGGATTGATCGACTTAATAATGACAATCTACAATCACTCTGTCGGGGATGTCATAAGATTAAAACAAAACGTGAATGGATGAAACATCATAAAGGATTGGAACGTTATATGAATATCAATATTGTTTGTGGGTTGCCTGCAAGTGGTAAGACAACATATGTAAAGCAACATATGACTGAGCATGATCTTATCTATGATTATGATGAACTAATGCAAGCATTAACTGGTTTGCCATTGCATCAAACTAACTATGATGTACATGACTATGTATCACTATTCTTTGATCAGATGTTACGAAAGCTAAAGGCAGAACAGACATTCAATAACGTTTGGATCATCAAGACATTACCAGACAAGCGGATTGATACATTGCTTAGTAACTATCATCGCATCAATCACATTGTTATCATGACTGATCCAAACGTCTGTGAGGAACGATTACGTGAACGGAAAGAACGAATTTCATTTCAGAAGATTTTGAACGGCTTCAAAACGGCTGATTTTACCGGCTACCGGGTCGTCAAGAATGGATAAGCCCCCCTTCATTTTGAACGGGGGTTAGATTTTTCAAAACGCTGGAACGCACATCGACTTTTTTGCACGATAAATTCCAACAATTTTTCATTTTTGGGCCAAATACTAAAAAATCCCCAAGCTGTTAAAAGCTTGAGGATATGCGTTTCTTGATGCTTTTATCATAGCACGGAGGTGAGCTTTTTGGCAAGAAAGCAAAAATTATTATCACAGTCAACAGGCCACCTTAGAGTGGTTGAACAAGAAGCAAAATATAAGGCAGAATTTATGGCTGCCGATGGTTTACCTGAGTTGCAAAAGACTCCGCCAGCACATTTAGATAAAGTGGCCAAAGCGGAATACCGGCGAATTATTGGTTCTATCGGAAAGCTGCCATTGCGTAACCTGGACCGAAGCGAACTGGAATTGTATTGTACCTGGTACAGCATTTACAAAGATGCTTCCGTTCAATTAAATAAGGAACAGTCTAAGAAAAGAAAGAACATTGCTAAAATCAATAATGCAATTAAGACAATTGATAAAGCAACCAGAGCAATAAAGGGTCTTGCATCTGATCTTGGGCTTAATGTTAATTCACGTCTGCAGATGAATATGCCACAAACCGACAAGGAAGAGCATCAATCCTTGCGTGATAAGTTTAGGATTTCATGATGAATTACGCTAAAGATTATGCTGAAAAGGTCGTGGCTGGCAAAATAATTGCTGGTAAAAAGGTGATTTTAGCTGCAAAAAGATACTTAAATGACCTTAAAAAAGCGGATAATGATGACTTTGAATACTTTTATGATAATGAACGAGCTAATAAAGTTATTCAATTCATGGAGATACTTCCGGATCCAAAAACAATGCGGGCATATCCTTTAGCAGATTTTCAGCGGTTCATTATTGCTAATATGTATGGCTGGTGGAAAAAAGACAAGCCATCTGAACGGCGCTTCCGAAAAGGAATGTTATCAATGGCCCGAAAGAATGGTAAGTCGATCCTTATTTCCGGCATTGCATTGTATGAGTTCTTGATGGGTAACTCACCCGAATTCTCCCGGCAAATATTTTGTACTGCTAACGACAAAAAGCAAGCGAATATCGTTTTTAATATGATTAAGAAACGCTTGAATGCTCTACGTTCTAGTGATGGTGATACAAAACGTGGAACAAAGGTTAACCGTGATCTTATTAGTAACTTAGATGATTATTCTTATGTTCGTTCTCTTTCTAAGGAAACTGGAACGGTTGATGGTTTTGAACCTCATGTTGGTATCATGGACGAGTATGCTGCAAGTAAGACCACTGAAATGATGGAATTACTAGAATCCGGTCAGGCCTTACTTCATAACTCACTTATTATGATTATCTCGACAGCCGGCTTTGACTTGAATGTTCCAATGCATACAATTGAATATCCCTATGCGACAAAGGTTTTGAAAGGTGAAATCACTGATGATACTTATTTTGCCTATATTGCTGAACAAGATAATGTATCAGAAGTTGATGATAAAAGTACCTGGATTAAATCCAATCCAATTCTAAGTGTCCCAGCTTTACAAGACCAAGTATATGGGTATTTAGCAAAGCGGTGGAAAGAAGCTAAACAGAAAGGGACAAAGAATTCTGTTCTAGTTAAGAATTTTAATATGTGGCGACAAGCCGAAGAGGATAGTTATATGGATATAGATACTTGGAATGCAGCGCAAATTGATCCAATTGACATTGATAATCAACGGGTTTGGTTTGGAATTGACGTTGGTAAATCATCTGACCTTTATGCGATTAGTTGGCTAATTCCTCAAGAAGGATATTGGTATGCTGATTCTTATGCGTTTGTCGGTACTAAATATGGTTTGGAAGCTAAGATTAAAGCAGACCGGTTAGATTATGTCCGGTTGCAGGGGATGGGCCAGTGTGAAATTACGAAACTCGAATCTGGGGTTATTGATGTTGAACGGGTATATGAGTGGCTGGATGGATTTGTCAGAGAACATAATCTTGATGTTCAGGCAATTTGTTATGACCCGGCACAATATGGAACCTTGTTAACTCAGATTGAAAAAGGTCATCCGGAATGGCAACAAATATCTGTTCGCCAAGGGACATTAACTCTTTCAATGCCAACTAAGCAATTTAGGGATGATGTTCTAGACAAGCGAGTTCGACATTCTGGCAATGAAATTTTGACTGGTGCAATGGCTAACGCGATCCTTAAATCAGATAACAATGGTGTCCGGATTGATAAGAACCGTTATTCAAATAAGATTGATGCTGCTGATGCCTTGCTTGATGCGTATGCTATTTGCTTCCGTGAAAATATTGATGATTATCTAACAGATGAGGATGTGTTTAATGATGACTTCGGATTCTAAAAAGGTCGTTCAGTCAGAAAGTCGGTACGATAAGTATATTTTGTGTGCTGATTGGCATGAAATGAATAAACGTTGGTCGACTGATATTTCATTGTTTACTTCTTTTTATGGAGCAGTAACCGTAAACCAAAGTGATCATCTAATTTGTACAGATATAGAAGTACGACATTACATTTGCCCAGATATCGTCGATGGTATTAAAAAGGTTAACGAACTAGAAGTTGATGCCTCGTCTATCCAATTATTATCTGTTGAAGAACTGATGAGTTTAATCAACACCTTTAAAATGCGTATTTGTATAACCAGACATCCCAAATTATTTAGTAATAAGTGTGGTGACTAAATGAAGTTCTGGAAATTAAATGAACCAATTATTTTATTCTTATTAGCTTGTATCTGTTTAGCAGTTACAGGCTTTTTATTTTCCACGAAGATTGGCTTACTAATTATTTCAATTGAATTATTCGTAATGGCTTTTATCTCTTATGAAAGGGGGTGAAGCTGAGTGTTATTTCATACCGAGAAACGCGACTGGGCACAAGATTATATCGATCAGGGAATTCTTCCGGGGGTTAGCAATATGCCATCTTATAGTGGAATCGGTGCTCTTAGAAACTCTGATGTGCTGACTGCAGTCTCTCATGTTGCTAGTAATGTAGCTCGATTTCCGATTGTCATTTTGGATGATGATAAAAATGCAGTAAAGAATATCAAAAGTGTTGATTATTTGCTGAATAAGCACCCAAACGATATGTTATCTGCTTATCATTGGCGTTTCCTAATGACTGTTAATGCGATTCTAACAGGGGATGGTTTTTCACGGATAATTCGTGATCCTCATACAAAAGCACCTTTAGAAATACAATATTTTCCACCATCGCAAACCTATATTGATGATTCTGATGTGACGAATATTAAATATGAATTTACTCCCATCAATCAAAAAGGCGGTGGCCAAACAATTGTTGTGCCGGCTGAAGATGTAATTCATTTTATGTTCTTTACCTACGATGGTATTCATGGCCGGTCGCCGTTGTTATCTTTGGCTGATGAGATTGGATTACAGGATGATGGAATTAAAACTTTACGGCGGTTCTTTAAATCAGGTCTTAAAGGTGGATTGCTAAAAGCTAAGGGTAAGTTAAGCCCGGAAGCACGTCTTAAAACTAGAAAGGCGTTTGAATATGCACAAGCTAATAGCAATGCTGGTAGCCCAATCGTTACTGATGATACATTCGATTACTCGCCAATTGAAATTGATACAAATGTTTTACAACTAATTAATAGTAATAACTATTCAACTGCTCAAATTGCCAAAGCGTTGCATATTCCGGCATATAAATTAGCAGTTAATAGTCCTAACCAATCGATTAAACAGTTAAATGAAGACTTCATTACTTCTGATTTACCTTATTACTTCAAACCGATTGCAAGTAACCTGGAGATGACGATGCTGACTGATCGGCAACGTCATAACTGCCACATCGAATTTGATACTCGCAAAGAAACGGGGATGTCAATGGACGATGTGCAAAAGGGAGTTACAAATAACGTCATTACTCCTAATGAAGGACGAGTTCGGATGGGGTTAGTTAAATCTGACAATCCAGACTTAGATCGCTTCCAATCAACCTTGAATACTGTCTTCCTTGATAAAAAAGAAGAGTATCAGAAACAATCAACAGCGAAGGGAGGTGGAATCGATGACAAGCGACTTGGAAACTCGACAGTTAATGATGCCAATTCAGATGAGAACGGCAACTGATGAAGATGATGAACCAGTAATTGAAGGTTATGCAGCCAAATACAATAAGCCATCCGAAGTTTTGGGTGGCTTTACTCGCTTTATTGAGCAAATTGCTCCAGGAGCGTTCGATGATGCTGATATGTCAAATGTAGTAGCAACGATCAATCACGATCCTAACCAGGTACTGGGACGATCAGGGGTGAACATGACTTTATCTTCTGATTCAATTGGCTTGAAATTCACTGTTAAGCCAACTGATACATCATTTGCGCGTGATTTGATTGCCAATATCAAGGCAGGCGTTATTAATCAATGTAGCTTTGCCTTTACAGTGGCCAACACAGATGAGGCCCAAGATTGGGAAGAATCTGACCAGGATGGAGTTGATTATGAACGAACTATTCGACAAATTGATCGTTTGTTCGATGTATCAGTAGTTACAACACCTGCTTATCCGGATACAGAAGTTCAGGTTGGTCAGCGTTCAATCAATATGGTTAAGCAGATGCAAAGCCAAGAAAATAGAGATGCTACTGATCAGAAACGCAAAAAGATGTTACGTGAATTAGAACGACAAGAATTATTGAAGACACTCGAAGGAGGAAATTAAATGTTTCGCGAAAAAATTAAAGAATTGCTTGCTCAAAAAGAAGGTAAGCGAGCACTAATTAACGAAAAAACTAATGAAATGCGCCAACTGCTCTCAAATGAAGACGCAACTGATGAAGACTTAACACGAGCCAAGTCATTACGTTCTGAAATTGACGCTGCTGAAAAGGAAGTTCGGAGTATTGAAGATGACCTTAAGCTTTACCGTAAAGCAGCTAAGGGTAATCCAGCTCCAGATCCTCATAAGCGTTCCCAAAATAACGAGGACGAAAATGAAGAAAAACGTAATTTCAACGCATATCTTCACCAAGAACATCGTGATGGTACTACTGGAATTACTTCTTCAGATGTAGTAGCAACCATTCCAGAATCAATTCTCTACAATCCGGAAAATGAAGTTAAGTCAGTAACTGATTTATCACAACTGGTAACTCAATTCCAGGCAACAACCGCATCCGGGAAGTATCCTGTATTGAAGCGAGCAACTGAACGAATGAACTCAGTTGAAGAACTTCAAAAGAATCCGGAATTGGCTAAGCCAGAGTTTGAAGAAGTTGATTGGAAAGTATCGACATATCGTGGAGCTATTCCTTTATCTCAAGAGTCAATTGATGATTCTGCAATTGATTTAACTTCATTGGTAGCAACAAACGCCAATGAACAGAAGATTAACACTACTAATTTTGCTATTGCAGCAGTATTAAAGGCATTTACCGCTAAGTCAGTAGCTGGTGAATCTGTTGATGATATCAAGCATATTCTTAACGTTGATCTTGATCCTGCTTATAACAAGATGATCATTGCCAGCCAGTCTTTCTACCAATACCTTGATACTCTTAAGGATAAGAATGGCCAATACTTACTTCACGAAGCAATTACTGATGGTTCTCCTCGCACTTTACTTGGTGTGCCGGTAACGGTAGTTGAGGATGAATTGCTTGGCGCTGCAGGTGAAGCTCATGCTTTCATTGGTGATCTTGCCCGTGCTGTACTCTATGCAAACCGTAAGGATATTCAAGTTCGCTGGGTAGATAATGATATCTATGGCCAATACCTACAGGCAGTAACTCGTTTTGATGTAAAGGCAGCTGATAAGAACGCTGGTTACTTTGTTACTCCATCAGCAGCGTCAAAATAACGCCGTCCGACAACGGGGCGGACGTTAAACCGACTAGTGCTGATACGGTAGACACAATCAAGAAATATATGGACGCTCATGGGATTGCCTATACTTCAACCGATACTAAGGATCAGCTGTTAGCAAAGCTAGGTGAGTAGGATGGAGACAGACCACACTTTCTCGAGTGATAAACAATTCTTTGCTAATCTCAAAAACTACTGCAAAATTGACCAGGACTTTGATGATGAAATTCTTAAGATAATTGTTGATGCTGCCGCATTGATGATCGCAAGGGCAATTAAATGGGAGAGTAAGCCTGCTGACTACTCTGACGAACCGCGATTCAAAATTGCCCTTATGAAGCAGGTGAAAGAAAACTTCTATGAGCGAGGAATTACTGCAGATAGTTACCGACCAGTTCTTTCATCAGGAATTGACGGCCTTATTAATCAAATAAGTAGTGAGGTGAATACCGATGAAACTACGGAACATGACGGAACGGATAACATTTTACTCAGTCCAAATGGGGATCAATCCGGAAACTCATCGACCGATCAAGGATCAGAAAGTTAAGGAATTTACCGTGTGGGCAGAAGTTCCTAAGCTGTCAGTCCGTGAATTTGTCCAAAACAGTTCAAACGTGGGGTTCAGAAAAGAATCACCCACGTTTTTAATTGCTTTCAAAACTCGTAAGGAAATTCAATCGAATTGGTTAATTAACTGGCGAGGAAAATGGTATGAAATCACGGGAATGGATCCTGATTATGCAAAGCAAGATCTAACAAAAATTACCGCCCAGGAGGTTGTCCAAAATGGCAGTGACCGGTGAAACAGAGCTGATTGCTAACTTAACTAAACTTGAAAAGACGGAAGAAAAGAAGGCACGAAAAGCAACCCGTGATGGTGCTAAAGTCTTTCAAGAGAAATTAAAAGAAGTTACTCCAGTTGCAAAGAGTGGTGATCACTCTAATATGACTCCCTTAGCCGAACATACCAAACACGGTAATTTGAAGACAAATGATGGTGATTATTCAATGGATGTTGGTTATGACAAAGAAAAAGGTTGGATTGCTCACTTTCCCAATGCGGGAACTTCTAAACAACATCCACAGCACTTTATTGAAAAAGCACGGGCACAATCTAAAAAAGAGATACTTGCTAAATATATTGAGGACTTGAAAGTATGAAAACTCCAGAGATGCAAGTAGCTGATTATCTGACGAATGATGAGCGCTTAGTCGCAATGATGGATGAGTTGCGACAAGATAAATTATCATATGTTCCAATTTTTACTAGTACGCCTGATGATCCATTTATTAAAGCGAGTTCAGCACCGTGGATTCGAATTACTCCCATACCTGGGGATGATGCGATCTATAGTGACGATGCTCGCTTTTTTGAATACCCACGTGTACAAGTTGATTTTTGGATTCGTGAAGAGAATGATGACCGGCTAATGAATATTCAAGAACGAATATATGAAACTCTCCACAGTCATGGCTTTGAACGTTACTACAAGAATTCTTATCCAGATCCGGACTTGGATAATTGCATAATGGTCACAGCCAACTTTGAAGGGTTTGAAGAAAGGAATGATATTTAATGGGAACACCAAATGCAAAAGTTGCTAAGTTTGGGGCCTCTAATTTTGAATATGGGGTACTAGACGAGAACGAAAAGATTAAAGATACCCGAAAGATGAGCGGGTTAAGTGAAGTTAAGTTAGAACTAACTAATGAATTAAAAACGTTAGCAGCCGATGACGGCCCTTACTTGGTTCTTTCTGGTGGAATTACCGAAGCTAAGGAAACCATCAACCTTTATGATATTGATTCCATCATGAAGAAAGACTTGTATGGAATTGATATTCAAAACGGTACAGAAGTTTATACTAAGAATCTTGTACCAAATTATGTTGCTACTATGTTCCGGACAAAGCTTTCAAACGGGAAGCATTGTTGGGTTGGTTTAACCAAGGGGATGTTCTCCTTACCAGGTATTTCAATCAAGACTCAGGACGGTGCTCCAGATCCAGAAGCAGATGAAATTGAAGGTAATTTTGTTCCGCGTGGGGATGCGGATACTGGAACCATCCTTTTAATCGGTCGGGAAGATAATGAAGAATTTGATTTTGCTAAGTTCCATGCAATGGTCTTTGGGGAAGAAGCTCCAGTAACTGATCCAACTAATACAAAAGATACTAAGCCAGAAACTGTTGTTGATAAAGGATAAATAATTAATTAGACAGAGACGAGTTAAGTGAGACGATGAGGAGGAGATAGGAATGCCATTAAAATTAAAAGTTCAACTAGAAGGTAAGGATTCCGACTATGAACGGAAACGTCCGCCAATGTTAGAGAATCTGCTAGACGCATTAAAAATTCAACGACTTGAAACTGAAATGTTTGGTGGAGATAAAGGCCCAACGGATGAGCAAAATGCTAAACGAATGGATCTCTATGCTGAATTTGCTTCACGTTTCTGGGGACAAGGTTTAACCAAAGATGACATCTTGAAAGGTGTTAGTGCTGTTGATGGTTTTAATCAAATGGTTACAGCGGTTAATTTAACACTTGGCTACAATGCGGAAGAAGATAATAAAACCAAAAAGTCAGCAAAAAAATAACCGTTGAGATGATTGATGATTCAATCAAGAGTCTCAGTGATTTTATTAAGAATCAAATCAGTCAAGGTTATACGTGGAATGAAATTAGTAAACTCACACTTGCTGATTTGAAATTAATGGATTATGTCTTTGAAGAAAAACAGACAACTATTGATAAAGCATTCCCATTCTTATTCTAGGAAAGGAGGTTAAATAATGACCCAATCATTAGGGCATTTGGCAGCGACTGTTAGTTTGGATAGTAATCCATTTAAAGCGGCTAATGGTGTTTTAAAAGCACAAATTAAATCTACTGCTAATGCTTTACGTGCGCAGGAAGCAGCATTGAAAGCATCCGGCGGAAGTATTAATAATATGCGTGCTGCTTATGCAACTATGAGTCAACAAATGCGCAATTATAATGCGCAACTCCAGAATGCTAAGAAAGCAATGGATGATACTACCAGGAGCAAGCAGTCACGAGCTAAGGCAGCAACCCAATATAATAAAACGTCTGCGCAAATTGAACAATTACGTGGACGAATGCAAGCTCTTAATCGTGATATTGAATTGCAGTCGAATAAGTGGACGCAACTTGCTAATCGCACTCAACATTTTGGAAATGTGGCCACCAATGTTGGTTCTAAAATATCAGGTGTCGGTCGAGGGATGTCGACTTATTTAACAGCTCCAATTGCGGCAGGGTTAACATATTCCGCCAAGAAACTCATTGACTTCCAAGATCAAATGACAAAGGTCAAGAACGTTATTCGAACTTCCGGAGAATCAGCTGCAGAAACGAATGCCGCATATAAAACGATGACTGCAGATGCCCGAAAGTATTCTGACGAGTACGGTGTTAGTCAGCAAAAGATTGCTGCCGGGTATCAAGATCTAGTAAAGCGTGGTTATACATCTAAAGCAGCAATTGGAGTAATGCGGAACGAACTTAAAGCATCTGTGGCCACTGGGGATGACTTTAATGATGTAATCAAAGTTGCTTCGCAGGCAATGGAATCTTTTGGACTGGCTACTGATAAAGCAGGACGTCCAATTAAGAATGCTGCAGTCATGCAGCGTAGATCTACTAAAACATTAAATGAGTTAGCCTATGCTGCCGATGCCACATCAACTGATTTTCAATCACTTGGTGTGGGAATGTCATATGTTGGCTCAACTGCTCATCAAGCAGGCTTTAGTCTCTCGGAAACTGCTAGTGCAATGGGGATCTTGTCTAATAATGGTCTAGAAGCAGACAAAGCTGGTACTGGTCTACGAAAGGTTATCAATTCACTAATTACGCCAACCGCTAATGGTCAAAAAGCTTTAGCAAGCATTAATTTAAGTACTAAAGATTTTCTTACTAAGAGTGGAAAGTTAAAATCAATGTCGTCTATTTTTAAGACGTTAAATGACCATATGAAAGGCTTATCTGGTCACCAAAAGAATGATATTTTTCATGCATTATTTGGAACAACTGGACAACAAGCTGGAGCAATTTTAACCGAAAACGCTAATCGGTTACGTGAACTTAATAAAGAAGTTCAAAACTCTGCCAAGCGGGATTATATCGGCGACTAGTCACAGAAAAACCTTCAATCTCCTAAAGCACAATTAGCAATCTTCAAGGAGTCTTTAACTAACGCTGGAATGGATATGGCTAAGTATGTTCTGCCAGCAGTGATTCCGTTAGTACAGAATATTTCCAAACTTGCTCATGGCTTCGGAAATTTATCACCGGCTGTTCAGAAGGCAATTGTAGCAACTACCTTATTCACTGCCGGAGCTGGCCCGTTGTTCTTAATTCTTGGTAAGTTGACAAGCGGTGCTGGTAAAACTGTCCTCGCTTTTGGTAAGCTTGCCGCTGGTTTAGGCCGAGCCCAGACTGCAATGAAATTAGGAGCCAGTGGTTTAGACGTTATTGGTTCAGCTTTTTCAAAATCAACGTTTCGAGCTGCAAAGTTTGGAACAACCATGACTGGCGCAGGTGGTCGTGCAGTTCAAGCTGCTAACGGTGTTGGTGCTGCGACTGTCGCTTTACAAGGTACCGGTGTGGCTGCAGGTGAAGCCGGTGCCGCTACTGCTGCAGCTGGAGTATCTTTAGGAACAGTTGCCGCCGTTGCTGGAGTTGCTACTTTGGCCATTGCCGGTGGAATTACTGTTTGGGAGCTTTGGGGTAAGAAAGCTGCTGAATCGTCACAACGAACAGATCGTTGGGGATCTGACGTTGGTGCAGCTGCTGATAAAGCTCTTGGGAAATTTAAGAATACTTCAACTGGTATTCAAGCGGCTTTAACTGATATGGATACTGCAACAAAAACTTCTACTAAAAGTATGGCGGATTCATTTGATCGTGAATTTAGTCAAATGGAATCAGATGCCCGGAAACATTTAGAAGGTGTTAAAAAGGCTGAGAAAGATATGTCTCCGGAAGTTGCTGCAGCAGTTGATCGGGAAGCACAGCATGAAAAAGATACGATGAATAAGATCCTTAGTAATGCTGATCAAGCCAGGACAAGAGCAAATACAATCCTACAGACTTCTAATAAGAATATTGCTAGTTTGAGCGATACCCAACGAGTAATGTTGCAAAATAATCAGCAACAGATTGTTGATGATGAACTCAAAATGTGGAGCTTAACTGGTAATCAGCGTAAAAAAGCAATGGCGGCATTAAATAACGATGTTGCTAATATGTCTCATCGCCAACGTAATACAGCATTGGCCGATTTGCGTACTCAATCTGATAATATGCGTAATGAATATGCAAAACAGGAAAATAGTCTTAAGCGTCAATTAAAAGCTGGAACTATTAATCAAAATGAGTATGCTGCTGGTATGCGAGCTAATAAGAAAACTCTTCAAGACTATGTTGATAAGGCTTCTGCTGAATACATTCGGTTAGCACGTGCCAACGGGCAATCTACAAGTCGCATTAAAGAAGATATGCAAGCAGAAGGATTAAGTTATTCGGCCGGAATGAAACAACTGGATAAGCTGGCCAAAAATGCTGAAAAGAATTCTAAGAGTATTGCTGTTTCTCTTGATGGCCTCAAAGGTAAAACTAAGGATGCCGCTAAAATGTGGAATGACTTAGTTTTCGATCCCAAAACTGGTAAGGTTCGGACTAATGCCCAGGAGGAAGTTAACAAGGCTGTTAATTCCAAAGATCAATGGAACCAAATTAAACTTCTGAAAAAGGAAGGTAAGTTGAGTACCAATGCTCAACAAATGGTGGCAGCTGCATTAATCGAAAATGGTAAATGGGATAGCATGAGTTGGAAAGAGCAGAAAGCCTGGTTGAAAGATGGCTTTAGTGAAACGATTGTTCAAGCTTTAGAGAAGTCGGGAGAATGGAATAATCTTGATCTTAAGACCAAAGAAGCAATTGTTAAAGCTAAAGGCAAGCAAGAAATGGCCGATATTCTGCTTGAATCCGGTGCATGGAATTCCTTGTCATTGAAGCAACAGGAAGCAGTAATTACTAATAAGGCAACTAAGCCGATTTATGAAGCCTTGCAAAGTTCCGGACAGTGGAATAATTTAACCTTAAAACAACAGGAAGCGATTATTGACGCTAAAGGAACTCCACAATTAGTTGATGCATTAGTGCAGGCTAACCAATGGAATAATCTTACATTTAAGCAGCAGCAAGCATTAGTAACAACTAAAGGGACTGCTGATGTAATGGATGCTTTGAATAAGATCGGACGATGGAATCAATTATCGCCTAAACAACAAGAAGCCATTGTTAATGCCAAAGGTTCTGGCCAATTAGGGGAATTAATTTCAAAGTACAATCTTTGGAAAGGGATGCCTGCAAGTGTGGTTAAGCAAATTGTTGCAGAAGATAGGGCCAGCGGAAACTTAAAGGCTGCTAATGATGCAATCCTCGCTTGGCAACGCGCTAACCCTGGTGCTCCTAAAAATGCTTTAGCCGTTGATAATGCTAGTGGACCGATGAGAAATGCTGCTGGTGGCGTCAATGTATTTGCCAATTCGAATCCTGGAAGTCCTAAAAATGCACAAGGATACGATAATGCGTCGGGCTCAATGTATGGAGCACGTAATAGTGTAAATGCTTTTGCGGGATCTAATCCAGGACCAGCAAAGATTGCTAAGGCAAATGATAGGGCTTCAGCACCGGTAAAGACAGCACTAGATGCTGTTCATAATTTCATGAGTATTCCTAACTTGATTGAAAAAACAGTTAGTGTTGTTTTTCATAAATCTAAACATGCAAAAGGTACAAACTATCATGAGGGTGGACTAATGGAAGTTAATGATCAGCCAGGGCCTGTCTTTCGTGAATTAGTCCAATTTCCTGGAGAAACACCATTCATTCCCTATGGACGTAATGTAGTTTTTCCTGCACCTCGGGGGACAAAAGTTGTTAAGGCCAGCGAAACTGCTAAGATGTTTAAGCATCTTCCACAGTACGCTAATGGAACCGATGATGCGGTTTCCGTATTGAATAACTTTAAGCCAAATCTACAGAGTTCTCAGGTTGTTACTAATAACTATAATGGTGGTCAAACTGATAATGGTGTGCCTAAGGAGTTATTGAATCGAATGGACCAACTGATTGGCCGCTTTGGAACTTTGCTTGGCTTAAATGCAGCTCAACTGTCAGCAATAAAGGCGGGTGCTTTTAATAAGGATCAGCTGTATGGAACGATGGGTAAGGACCAGATATTCTTTGATAACCAGTCGCTATAGGAGGTGGTAGGAATCGCTGTAAATGTGCTTTATATCAAATTAGATGATCAAAAAGAAGTGGCCAGCACGGATATTACTGACCACTTAACTTTTCTGGGCCTAAGTGAAGGCCCCAGTCTTTCTAATAACTATCGTGATGATACGCTAGAAGACGGGCAAGTTTGGAATTATTCCCGTTATGTTCAAACAACAGTGACAGCTAAATTCCTGCTACAGTTTATTGATCGGCGTGATTTCAAGATGGCTAAGCACGAAATCTATCGTGTGTTAGCGCAGAAGGGGATATACCGGCTGAGAACCGGTGTTGAGCCTGATATTGTTAGGTATTGCCGAGCAGGTTCATTTGAAATTAAGAGCGACCCCGAAGAAGTGAATTACTGTACCTTTGAAGTGCCGTTTGAGAACCCGAGCGGTATGCGGTTTAGTAAGCTTCATTCTGATGAGATGAAGGATGAGGACTTCTTAGACTTGAACATGAATATGGACGAGAATACTCCTTCATATCATTTCAAGGGGCAGAATAAATTTACTGTCTATAACGATAGTGACATCACAATTGATCCGGTTCAGCAACATCATGATTTTAAGATTACGATGAAACACAATGGCGGGAAGTTCACTATTAAGAACGAAACGACTAATACCTCATGGACCTATAACAAGAACGTAGCTGGTACTGATACTTTGGTTCTACAGGGTCGTAAACTTGAGAAGAATAATAACTTCGATAGTGCTAATACTGACTATGGCTACATTACACTTGCTCCTGGTCCTAATCAGTTTACTGTGACTGGCGCTGATGATCTTGATATTACTTTTAGTTTCCCATTTATCTACTTGGGTTAGGAGGTGATCTTATCGGTTTATATTTACTGACACCACATAAGCAGACTTATAAGGAGCCGATCGATAATATCATCTTGTGGCCAACTTTTAAGCCTAGCTGGGAGAAAAACTCTACCTATCAAGTTACCTTTTCAGTATTTAACTACGGTGACCCGTTGTATGACGAACTAGACGTTGAAAGCTCGTTCTTCTTAGATGGCCAGGAGTATATTGTTAAGAATTGCGTTGAGAACTTCGATACAAATACTAAAGATATCACTGCCTGGCATGTCTACAATGAGATCAATCGAATCTATAAACGTAGTGACCTAACACTTAATAAGCCGACTGATGATAATCAAAACCAAGATGTCTCATACTCGGTAGAAGATATTCTTAAAGCGTGGATAGATGGTAATAACTTAGGGTTCAGCTATGAGGTTCATGGTAACTTCGATAAGCAGTCGACTTCTAAATTTGATAGTGGTAGCGGTAAGGACATGCTGAGCAAGATTCTGGAGCTATGGCCAAACGCTATTGTTTTCCCGAACAATAAAAATATCCGTGTTTATTCTGAGGACGAATTTTATAAGGATAACGGTCGGATAATCGACTTCCCGCACGATGCCAAGTCGGTTAAGACCACTCGTGATAGCCAATCAATTATTAATGAAATTCGTTGTGTTGGTGGTAAGCATGAAGTGCAACATACGGTATATACCGGGACTGGTGGAGCAAATGCCAGTGGACCGACTGAACCAGTTAATGGCGACTGGACACCGGTCATTCAGTATGCTGCTAGCTTCTATGGAATTAAGCCAACTGACCAGCAACTCAACGTATTACGTGCACAGATCCATTTAGAGTCTGGTGGTCGAGAAGATGCACAACAGCCTGGTGCCGATCCAGACGGCGATGGTTCTGGGCCGGCACTGGGGCTGTTGCAATTTAAGCAACGGACATTCAATTATTATTGTCGGGAACCGTATACGAATGTAAAACATGGCTTTGATGCCTTGATTGCTTTTTTCAATATTCCAAATGCTTTAGGACAAATTAACGGGGTTACGGGGTGGAGCCCACATGGTGCTCCAATTACTAAAGATAAATTGATCATTACACCACCTAATCCGTGGGGATGGCCTTTTCCAAACGTTGGAGAGGGCCATTTTTCGTTGGGACAAACATTTGGTACTCATCCACAAGATGGTGTCGGCCGAACAAACGGTTTTCATGATGGCCTGGACTTTGGGAGCGTCGATCACCCTGGCTCAGAAGTTCATGCCGTCCATGGTGGAAAGGTACAAGATATTGGCTATATTGCCGGGTTGGAAAACTATGTAACAGTCGTGTCTAACGATTATTTGATTTGCTATCAGGAAGCCTTTTCTAGTCGGAGCAATATCAAGGTTTCGGTTGGCCAAGATATTAAGACTGGAGATGTAATTGGTATTCGTGATACTTCCCATGTTCACATTGGCATTACTAAGCAGAAAAACTTAATGGTGGCATTGCGGAGTGCTTGGTCAGATGATGGCACTTGGTTGGATCCACTGCAGATTATTCGAGATGGTATTGGTGGCAAAGATAACAATGATGCTGTCGGTAACGATACGACTACTGAATCACAGGAGGAATATTATTTTCAGCCGTTTATTGTTAAAGACCAAAAGTCGATCGATGAATGGGGTGAACATCCTGGCCCAGATTTAGTTGATGAAAGATTCCAGGATGCGGAAGCAATGCGAAAGTATGCTCTGACAACATTAAAGCCTGATCCGGATCTAAATCTGGAGGTAACGCTTAATGGCAATGAGTTTGTCCCAGAAGCAAATGAGATCGTTCGAGTTATTGCCGGGAAAAAATATTCCGGCAGCTACAAAACAGTTGGTTTTACCTTGGCTCCTGCTAAAGGGCAAGATAATACGATTTCATTGAATAACACAAAAACGACTATTTTGGACTATCAGAATCAACGGACGAAGCGATTGGAAGAAGCGCTTGATGAACAGCGTCAGCGAATGGAAGGACTGGCTGGTAGCTTAGATCAGCAATCAAAATCGTTAACACAAGTTGTGAATGATAAGAAAGAAACAGATAAAAGTATGGAGGCCGTGGATCAGAATATTTACTGGATGCAAAATGGTCAGCATAATTTAGTAACTACGATGACCGGTGGAACTGCTTCCAGCGAAAAATATAATGACAGTCCGGTAATTGAGGTTGAACAAGGCGCTCTCAGAAGCAATGAATTTAATCTCAACGGTGTCTCCTCCATCTCAAGTCGTCTCATAGCTAAGTTAAATGCGACCGATAATTCAATTTCCGCTACTACGTATGTTGAATTCTTAAAGAGCGATGGCAGTTCAGCCGGCAAGTCGAATATTGTCTATATCGTCAATAACGGTGCCTGGCAATCTGCCGGCACAGTCAACATTAAAATCCCAGCCGGCACTACTAAAGGAAGATTAGTTTTCGATGTTTCTGGATCTGGTAAAGCATACGTATCACGGGCCCAGGTAAATCTAGGTTATAGAGTAACGGATTGGGGTAGTTTGAAGTGAAAATAGTTATTCTTGAAAGGCGATGATTTTTTGAAAGAGTTACATACAAATGACCTCTCAATGAATAGTGGCAAATTATTTAGAGAGCAGATGGTTGAGAACTTCAAGGCGATTGAGCAAGAAGACCACAACGATGATCAAGCCCTGTCTGATGAAGTAATAGATCGTAAGAAAGGCGATGGCAACCTACAAGGACAAATCGATGATCTTCAAGAGCGTTGTCAAAAGCTTGAAGATGATAAAGCCACGCGAGATGAACTAAAAAATGTTCAAGAAGCGTGGAAAAAGAAAATTGAGCATGTGGCGTTAGGGACCGACTATGAAACGGTCGAACAAGCTGTCATGCAGATTTTGAAAGAGAAAGGAATGATTTAATGTCACAAACTTTAACTTATGTGATCGGTCAAGACCGGCGTCCGCATGTTGACAATGTGCAAGACTTCAAGGTTAACTTTGATGGCAGTAATACTAACTGGGTCCAAGCGCGTCAGTATGAGCGAAGCATGCGGCAAGTCTTTGTCAATATCAAGAACGAAGACGGGACACCCCTAGACTTAACCGGCTGCAACGTCTGGTTTGAAGGTTTACTTCCGAAAAATTCCGCCGGCGACTTCCGGATAATTGATGATAAAGGCTACGTTGCCCTTGACCCAACTGCCGGACGTTTCCGTTTCGACATGCCCGGTCATGCCTTCACGGTCGCTGGTTCTTACCGACAAGCCTTTTTCCGTATTCTCAAAGACGGTAACTCTATCACCACCTTGGAATTCGACCTCGATGTCCTTGCCGACAAGGTCATTGATGGATTGGTACCACGAACGTATATTTCACCTGTCGAAGAGTTAATCAATGAAATCGAAACTAAGTACCAAGACAGTACCGATAAGCTCACTAAGATGACCAGTGACTTTGTTGATCAATTTACACAATCAATGAACACTCTCAAGGCATTAGGGGTCACGGTCCAAAATGGCTTAGATGCACTAGAAGCTAAGATTAAGCAGGATAACTTGTTTACGCAAGCGGAAGCGGATGCGTTTAAGCAGGCTCTACAGGAAGCTGTTCAAAAACAATTAGATGAATTCCAATCTCAGTTCAATGGCCCTGCTTTCAAGGAAGCACAGCAGGCTTCTTTAGATACTAATATGATGTATGGTGAGTCATTACCAGCGTACTTTCAAAACAGCTTTAATCACGTAACACAAGGTATTCCAACTGGTAATAATATAGTTAATATTGCGACAATTGCAGATGCCCACTGGCAAGAGGAAGGTGCGACTATCTTTAGCGGATACACAGCAAAGTCTCTTGAGCACTATCAATGGTGTGCGTTAAGCACACTTTACAATCATGCGGATGCCTTGATTGCTTTAGGAGATAACATTAACGGCGATGAACCAACAGGGCGACTTAACATGACTTTGATGCATGTGCGAGCAATGCTTCAAACTAAGTATGTTCGAACGGCGATGTTTATGATTCGAGGCAATCATGATAACGGGGCCGGTCATCAGAATACCGAAGGCAAAAGTGCTGATGAAGTTCTTGATGATAATGCAGTTAAGAACGGTTTCGGAACAAAGTTCAATTATTATGGTGAAGTTCGTGATGGCGATTCGTTCTATTTTTACAAAGATTTTCCCGAGAAAAAGGTGCGAATTATCGGCTTGGATTCAAACGATATTCCGCTCGAAAAGAAAGATAGCAATGGCCATTATGCTTACGATACAAATACTGCTGGATTTCGTTCTCAACAACTTAACTGGTTTGCAAATAAGGCTTTGATGTTGCCAGATAATACTTGGCAAGTAGTTGTCTTTTTCCATATTCCATTTCCAAATGCTTTTGGGCAGTGGGCAGAAGACGACAGTTTTAAAAACTATCATCATGCGATTGAGATCCTGGATGCTTTTAAAAACGGGACTACTGTAAGCGTCAATGATACGAGCAACTCCGATTTTTCCATTACCGGATTGCAAGCTGACTATCGCAGTCAAGGGCAAGGAACTTTAATCGCCGTAGTCAATGGTCACTTGCACAAAGACGATCAGGACACTTCAATCCTTAACGGGACTCCTATCATCGAAGTGACGACCAGTGCATCATTTGTATCAAGTGTTGTAAACGATAGCAAGCAACGTAATACAAATGATGAAGACGCTTGGGACATAATTAGCATTAATACTAAAGAACGTAAAATACATTGTTATCGGTTTGGGCGTGGTAGTGACCGAGACTTTACTTATTAGGAGGAGATACAATGGATGAAACCAAACCAACAATTGAATCCTTAGCGCAAAAAGTTAACTATCTTCAAGGACGGATTAATACATTGTGGATGAATCCTAACGCATTCCCAGTAATGAATGCTGACCCAAGTGCAGGTAATCCATTTGGTTGGCAACGAGGATTTGTCAATTCACATACTGTTCGAGCTGCTGAACGGATTCCGGCATTTTTAAACGATGGGATTGATGTTTTTACTTTAAAGCCAGGATTCTATCAAATTCGTAATCTAAGGGCGGTTAAAAATGTCCCAGCTGAGGCAGCAGGACAAGGACTACTAGAAGTCGCAGCAACTTATCCGGAGGAAAACGATCAATTAGGACATTTGACACTTTGGGACTTACCAACGCATAAGACCTTTCATGCGTGGAAATCTGTTTATACTAATAAGCAATATGTTTGGGATCGTATCGACAAGAAACAGAACTTCGGTGGAGCGATGGCAAGCTCAGGAAGTTACTATTCGTTAATTAGAACACTGAATACAACGCTCCTCTACTGCTACTTTGATCTCAATATTAACGTTCCTAAACATGGCTATATTAATATTGACACAGGTTTCCCAGGTACTTTACGGCCGTCAGTGCCTGTTTATTTTGCTGGAAGTGGTGAAGGAGATAATGTATGGGGATCAGTTGCAATTGTGTTAAAACAGAACGGAGCAATTCAGATTATCAATACTTCTGATTATGATGTGAGTCGAGTATATGGAACTGGAACCTATTCATATGATGAAGACCAGAATACATCTCTTAAGTAAGGAGGCGTTTAATAATGTTAAACAATGGAAATTCCATACAAGCTAGTGAGATTCCAGATAATAATCCACCACTCAATCAGCCTTCTAATAATAAAACAATGTATTATTGCTATGACAAAAACGGCAACTATACGGGATTTATTTATTCAGACAGTCAACCAACGGATTCGACCACCAAGGCTCCCGTTAAGCCATATAGAGATGAGTCTGGCAAGTCTATAGAAGGTATTACAGTTGGTATGGCTAATCCTAGATGGAATGGAACAGATTGGGTTGAACGGACAGTTGTGTCAAGGGAACAGCAACTTGCCCAATTAGCATTGCAACAAGCTCAATTTCAAGCTAGTCAGCAAAAGCTTAATTCACAATTAGCGTTGCAGTTAGCACAACTTACAGCTAAGGAGGCGAAATAAATGTTTAGTTTAGTTCAACAATCCTATCAAGCGGGTTGGTACACATTAGATAATGTTAAAACATTCGTTTTAGCAAAGATGATTAGTCAAGATGAGTATAAGCAAATCACTGGTCAAGATTACGATCAGCAACAGTTGGCTTAGCTAAAACATAGTCGCTTTAGAAATACACAATACATAAATAAGCCTCACTCAAACGAGTGGGGCTTTTATTATGGGCGGCTTTAAGGAGGTATTACATGAATGCTTAACAATCTACGCCACAATTGGTTGTGGCTCCTCACAGCGGTGGAAACATACGGGCTGGGGGTGTATTTCATTCTAACCAATAGTACAGGTAATTTCACACCGCCACCAAATAGCGTGTTGGATATGCTAGACGATCCGCCTTTCATCTTCCTATTAGGTGTGGTTGGCACTATTACGCTAGTTTATTCGCTCTGGAATATTCAACATTTCCACTATAAAACGATCATGACAGCTTCACTTACATTCGTGTGGCTGTTATTTTTGTGCGGTTTTGTTATTCACGATCAATTGCGAGGGAACTTGCTAAGTATCCCTAGCATGTATTCGTTCTTTGTATTATTTCGTATTGTTTTAACGGTAATTTTGAAAGGGTGAGGCGAGGTGAGCGATCAAGTACTAGCAACCTTAATCACTACGATTGGCTCGATTATCGTTGCTTGGATAACTGCTCACCAGCGAAGTCAACCAACAGAAGCCGACAGATTAAGGGAGCAGAACAGAAAGTTAAAAGAAGAAATAAAGGAGAGGAAACGTCATGAAAGCACTAAACGACATTATTAATTGGATTATCAATTCGGGCTTTCTAGCATTGCTGATCTATATTGCTGTTGCATTCGGCAAACCTTGGGTTGATAGCAAGATTAAGCACGCTAAAACAGCCCAAGAAAAAGAAGCATGGACGTTGCTTCAACAAGTCTCGATGACGGTGGTTAATTCTCTTGTCGGTAAAGATATGACTGGTCAAGCCAAGTTCGTTGAAGCCGTCACCCAAGTACAAGCCTACCTTGCTAACAAGGGTCTCAACGTAGATATGAAGCAAGTTCAATCAGCGGTTCAATCAGCTTATGAACTATCAGCGTTAACACCAACTGTTGACCCAAATAAAAGTAATGACGACAAGCAACAAGCAAAAAAGGCTGATCCTGTCTTAGAAGCAATCAAGACAGCTCCTAATCGTGCTAATAAGCTAACGCTAGACAAGAATGATGTAACTGGTGAAGTTAAGGGCTAGGAGGTTGATATAATGACTATGTATACAGTAGATGTTTATAGTGGAAGCCCAGACAGCGTTATCCGTGATCCTCACGCACAAGGGGTTATTGTTAAGGCTACGCAAGGAACAGGCTACGTAAACCCTAAGTGTAATCATCAATGGGACTTAGCAGGTCAACTCGGTAAGAAGCGAGCATTATATCACTATGCAGGTGGTGGCAATCCTATTAATGAAGCACAATTCTTCATTAGCAACATAAAGAACTATGTAGGGCAAGGCTTGCTTATTCTTGATTGGGAGAGCTATCAAAACGCTTCATGGGGTAATACTAACTGGGCACGTCAATTCGTTAATGAAGTGCATCATTTAACCGGTGTCTGGCCGTTAATCTATGTACAAGAATCTGCTATTTGGCAGGTTGCCAACTGTGCTAATGATTGCGGTTTGTGGGTTGCTAAATATGCATCTATGAATTGGAATAGTTGGACTGTTCCTAACATGAATGTTTCTAGTGGGGCTTTCAAGTTCATTACTGGTTGGCAATACACCGGTGGTGATATTGATCGTTCTATCTTCTATCTTGATGCAGCCAGTTGGGATAAGCTTGCTAATCCTGCAGGAGCAACTACACCAAAGATTGAAGCACCTAAGCCTAATCCGACACCAACGCCAGTTAATCCAGCACCATCAACTTCTAACTGGGTAGACGCATTGGGCGACCACTGGTTTGAAGAGAACGGCACATTCATTTCTAACTGCGCTCTTCATTTACGCTGGGGAGCAACTATTAACTCTTCTGTAATTGCCGTTGTTCCGGCAGGTACAGTTATCAAGTATGACGCTTACTCACGTCATGGTGGTTACGTATGGTTACGTCAGCCACGAGAGCACGGGCAATATGGTTATATTGCTTGTCGTGACGCTAACACCAATGAAGCGTTCGGAACATTCAAGTAGCTAAAATAACTATGAGTAACTAAAATAGCTGAATATTTGAAGCCCTAGTAGTAGTTGCAAACTTTAGAATGCGATTACTACTAGGGCTTTTTAATGTATAATAAATATAGTATTATGCTCGTAGCGATTTGGAAGGAGCTGATATAATGAATAAAAATCTAAAAAGGCAATTCGTTAAAGTTCCAAGTAGAAAAATAAACAAGATTGTAAATCAAACTGTTGATATTAATCCTAAGTCAATGATGGATGAACTATTAGAAAATCCTAAATTAGTAAAGACCCTACAAAAATTATCATTAGTTTAAAATAAAAAAATCCATCAGTTATTAAGTGATGGACGAGAAAGACTATATACTTGTATGACAACTTAAGTATATAGTCTTTTTTTGTGTCCGTAAAGGAAACAGGTGTTTATTTACCTTTGTTGACTAATAGTGGCACGACTAGCTGATCTGTTCGGAGAATGATATAATATATACATAAACGAGTGGTTTATAATTTAACGGCATCTCTCATTTGAGGGGTGCCGTTCTTTTTTTGTATATTTTCGTATATTAGGTATAACCAGTTTCAATTGTCTGCGGAATTTTTGTAAGTGGAAGGCCGAGTAACAAACCAACGACGAATGATGTGATTACTAAACCAACGAAAGTGTTCATCTTTAGTTTAACAATCATGAAAATTAAGATAATAACCCCGATTAAAACAATAAGTAAAGGCATAATAATAACCCCCTAATGAGTAGTAGATTGTTGTTGTAATTTAGCGATGGTCGAATAGGCTGGTGTTAATAATCCTTCGACCTGCTTAAAAAGTGGTAAGTAATTTTGATAAACATTAACCGCATCTTGATTTGGTTGATAAGAACTGATATCACCAACTAATGTTTTAATGATTTCATAGTTTTCAATCATTCCTAAACTCTTCATTGCCATGGTGATTGCACCGAGACAACCAGATTCAAATGAGTTCGGGATATTGACCGGACAGTTCAAGACGTCTGCTAACATTTGCCGCCAAACTTCAGCTCGCGCAAAACCGCCAGTTGCAGTTACGCTTGCAGGATTACCAACAAGATCACGAACCGCTTGGAAAACAGTTGCAATATTCATACAAATTCCTTCCATTACTGAGCGCAGCATATCGGCACGAGTATGAATGTGGGAAAGCCCAAAGAAACTGCCGCGCGCATTAGCGTCCCATAATGGTGCTCGTTCACCGCCAAGGAATGGGTGGAAGAGCAAGCCGTGAGCTCCGGCGGGAACACCTTCAATAACTCGGTTAGCAAGAGTGTAGGGATCAATATTTTCATTTTTAACTGCGCTAGCGTCAACTAAGTGTTCAACGGCCCACTGATAGACATCGCCACCATTATTAAGCGGACCGCCGATGACCCATAAGCCCTTATCCACGGCGTAACAGAAGAGTCGTTGCTGAGGATCGATCACTGGATGGTCAGTTACTACCCGAACACCAGCCGAAGTCCCAATCGTAATGGCAACAGTATTTTGCTTAATTGCCCCCACACCTAAATTAGATAAAGCACCGTCAAAGGCACCATAGACAAATGGCGTGTCAGCGGGGATACCCATTTTTGCTTGCGCCGCTGCTGTTAGGCCAATCGCTTGGGTTATTCCGTTCACGATTTCTGGTAATTGGGAACGGTCGACGTTAGCGAGTTCCAATGCTTGATCGTCCCAGTCACACGTATTGACATTCATCATTCCGGTACATGAAGCGATGGAAACATCAACCTTAAATGTATTGAAAAACTGGTAGAAGAGGTAGGATTTGATATCGCCAAAATATGCAGTTTGAGCAACCTTATCTGCTTGTGTCTTATTGAGCCACATAATCTTGGTCAATGGGGACATTGGATGAATAGGTGTACCTGTTTTAGCATAAATTTGCTGACCAGCAGGACTATTCTTTAATTCGTTGGCGACATCATGTGCACGGGTATCAGCCCAAGTGATGACCCGTGAAAGGGGATTGAAATTCTTGTCGAGCATAATCACGCTTTGGTTAGCACTAGAAAATGATACCGCTAACAATTTTCCATTTGTTAAATCTGCTTTTTGTGCTGCATCATGAATAACTTTTTCGACTGCTTCGACAATTGCAGTTGGGTTTTGTTCAGCCATTCCACTAGCATCGCGGTAAAGGGAATAACCTTGGCTAAATTGATCTAACACAGTTGCATTTTGGTCATATAGAACTGCCTTTGTAGAAGTAGTTCCAACATCAACACCGATAAAATAATTCATTGTAGTAATTCTCCCTTTATTTATTTGAAAACGCTTTAGTTTATCGTTACACCTAATAATATAATATTAGATGTAAGCGATGTCAATAGCTTATTTAATATAAGTTTATCGATTTCCTAAATTTAAAAATAAAAAGTAATTGCATATGAATCTCAAGGTGTGATACTATTAGTTGCTTAATTTGTTATGGTTTAGCTATAAGCAACGATTTTAAGGAGGGATTACAATGAAAATCCGGAAAGCAACAATGGCAGATTTAGATGTAGTAGTAGATATTTTACGTGATGGACGTAACCAGTTAGCTGAGCGGGGCGTTGATCAATGGCAGGGGGATTATCCGAACGTTACCCACGTAAAAGAAGATATCGAGAATGGTTATGCTTATCTCGTTAAAGCAGATGATGGACAAACAGTTGGCACGTTAGCAATTGTTGAAGCACCGGATCATTTTTATGACAAACTCAAAGGGGAATGGCTAATTAATACTGAAAATTATGTTGTAATCCACCGCGTAGCTATTCATTCACGGCACGCAGGAAAAGGATATGCATCCAAATTATTTTTGAGTTTGATTGAGTATTTGGAGACCGAGCGTCCAGAAATCAAATCAATTCGTTTAAGCACAAATGAAAATAATATGGCAATGCAACGGATCGCAACTAAGAGCGGCTTTAAAAAAGTGGGGACCCTCCATGGCGCCTTTCGTCCAAGTGAGTTGTCTTATGTTTATGAACTGTTAACAAAAGTGCGTGTAGCATAAAAAAGGGGAAGGCGTTAAGCTTGTAACACCTTCCTCTTTACTTTTATTATTTTTCATTAATTTTCTTAGCATATTCGCGAGCGTTGTAAAGTTCGTAGACTACCCATGTTTCAATAAGGGTAATGACACAGATGAGAATAGCGGTATACATGTCTGGTAAAACAAACAGTAAGAGTAAGAAGATCTATGAAATCCATGACCACTGAGTTTCAATTGTGACGATTCGCTGAACTCGTTTAGTAGGTTCAATACGGTTAGATTGATTAAAAATGGTTCGAATTTGGCAAAAATAACGAACTTCAAAAATACTTTCGATAATAAAAATTGCTGTTAAGATGATTAATAAAATGTTCATCATAAATAAGAGCCCCTTATCTTTCAATTTATTTCTAATTTTAGAACTCTTGGGCAAGAGAAGCAATTTAGATAGTAAAAAAATAGGTCCCTATCAAAGATTGAGTGATAGGAATCTATTTTTAATTCTACATATCAAGAAATTAAACGTTCATTGTTTTACCATATTCATTATTAATAGTATCAACAACGTCCTTGGCATGCATATCATCTTCAACAACTGTTTCACCATCACGAAGAGTGTACTTTACACTTTCGTCCAAGTTATCAAAGTCTACATCATTACCATCTGCATCTACAAAATTGAACTTCGAATCTTGGAAGTTCTTAAGAGCATCTGCATTAATTTCCATGATTATGCTTCCTTTCGCCATTATAGTAACACTTAATTAAGGAAAATTACAGGGTTAGGGTAAAAATATTATTATATTTTACAGGAGGACATTTATTTTCTAATTAACTTATTCGTGTTTTCGCTCATTTTTTTGATAAACAGTTTTGACTAATCCTGTACATAATTTATAATATGAGTAGGAAGAGAATTCTTGGATTGAATAGGAGGAAATAGATATGTCATTGATGCAAAATACCTCAGAAATTAACAAGACTGATAAGCAGGTGTACTTAATCACTTTATTGCGGAAGAGTACAAACATGCCACAATACATTGACCACATGATTTATGAAACTGCAGAAGGTGGTCAAGAATTTATGGCGCGCTTAGTCGAAGCTTTTTCACGGGCAGGTTACCGGGAAAAGAAGCTTAGCGACGACAAGTACAACCTCGATAACGGACTTGATAAGATCACTTTACGGGGATCATACCAACCTATTTACAAGGGATAATTAAGGTTAATAACTAAATTAAAAGAGCTGATGCTGCATTCGAGGCACCAGCTCTTTTAATTAATCATCGTTTCGTAATGATGGAACAGTAATATCATTACCGTAATTGGCACTCCACCACCCATGCTTGCTGACATAGCCTGTTGGCAAGCAGAGAATCACTAAGAAGATTATATTAATGACTGAGGAAATAGTTTCCATCACTGCACTATCGTTACTTGTAAAAATAAGGGAAAGTAACCAGAAAACTAATACAGTCCAGCCAGTCAAACCGGTATCACGAACCCGCCGGACACAGATAGCAATTCCGGGAATAATAATAGCAATAGCGAATACTGCAATAACGAAGAGCAAGAAAATTAAGAATCCAACGCCACGATTATAGCCATTCATAATCGAAGTGACAGAAGCAAAACCAGCGATTGCTAGTAAGAAATATAAAATAACAAAAATGATGAAATTAACTAATACTGGCCACCAAAAATCCGCCCGCGTTGAAGTAGCCCGGTACTTAAAGGAGTTTTCCCAGTAGTATTTGTAAGCTTCAATCATATAATTCTCCTTTGATAGGTTTGCTTTGATTATAGCATTTTTTCTTGCTTTACAAGTATCTGGGGTAGCCTTATTGTGATTTAATAGTAAGTAGAAAATAAATTTTTTGGTGGATTATAGAATGAAGTTAGCCACCTAATTGGTGGTAAATGCAAAAACGCCATTCGGCGTGACATCAGGTATCATATTAAGTGAATCAAACCTATATGAAAGGATGTCCGTCAAATGACGCAC